TTCCTGCCGAGCGTCTATCAGGAGTTCAGCATCCCGCGGCGCCTCCGCGCGCTGCTGCCCGAGGTCCCGGTCACCGGCAACACGGTCATCCGTCCGCGGCTGACGGTCGGCGCTCGCCCCTACATCAAGGGGAACATCAGCACCGACGACCCCCGGAAGTACTCGGCGAGCACCCCGACGACCGCCGACACGACCATCACGATGAGCGGCCTCGCGGTCCGCACCATCGTCGATGACGCGGCCCTCGAAGACAGCGCCATCGCCGCCGCCGCCATCCTTCGTCGCGAGCTGGTCTCGGCCATCGACGATGGCTTCGAAGATGCGATGGTCAACGGTGACACCGCCGCGACCCATCAGGACACCATCGCGAGCTGGAACATCCGGTCTCGCTGGGGCGCCTCCGGCCTCGGCGGCGACGCCGACCACCGTCGCTACTTCCTCGGCTGGCGCGCCGCCGCGGTCGACGCTTCGGAGAGCACCGACCTGTCGGGCTCGATGAGCGTCGCCAACATGGCGGCCATGCGCGGCTCGCTCGGTGAGCGCGGTGTCGGCAACCTCGTCGCCATCGTCTCGCCCGAGGCGCTCGTCACCGACTTCCTGACCCTCTCGCAGGTGCTCACCCTCGATGCCTACGGCTCGGGCGCGACGGTCCTGACCGGCGAGCTGGCGCAGCTGCTCGGCGTGCCGCTCATCATGTCGCGCTACGTCTCGGCCGACCTCGCGACGACCGGCCTCTACACCGGCTCGGGCGCTACCACGGGCGTGCTCCTCGTCGACCTCGGCGCTTGGCAGCGCTACGCCAAGCGCGGCGCGACCGTCGAGGTGGACAAGGAGATCATCTCCGGCGCCGTCAACATGGTCGCCACCGTGCGCGAGGTCATGGACACCCCCGACCCCGCCGCGACCTCCAACTGCCATTGGGGCTACAACCTGTAGTCCGACGCCTACCCCTTCGAGGACAGCACCATGGAAATCACCCCCGTCCACCTGTGCCCGAACACGGCTGCGGGCACCGACTGGAAGACCCTCTTCAACCCCGGCCGGAAGTTCGAGCTGGTCGGCGTCCGCTTCGGGTCCGTCGACGGCATCACCGGGCACGCGAGCAACTACGGCGACCTGTCCGTCCTTGGCTCCGACGCCTCGACCGCCGTCTGGCTGTGGTCGACGGCGTCGGCCGCCGAGGGCTCGGTGACCGCCGGCTCGGTGTACTACACCTCGGACGAGGAAGCGCCTGGCGTCGCTGGCGACACCGCGCAGGACTTCGAGTCCGCCGCCACGAAGACCCTGCTCACCTTCGACGCCGACCAAGCGTTGGAGGTCGTCAACGACCAGTCGAACGGCACGGGCGTCGCCTTCCCCGACACCGGGCTGACCCTGCTCATCCGCTACCTGTAGGCCTCGGCCTACCGGGCTCGACCGCCGGCCCGACCCCTCGGCGGTAGACAGGAGCACCCCATGTTCGTTCGCTTCCTCGGCTTCCCCGCCGGAGTCGAGACCGCCGAGAAGGACCCCAACAGCAAGCGGCGCCCGAGTCGCAAGGTCCTCGTCGACGAGGAGAGTCCCTACCACGGGCTCAACTCGCAGACTCGGGGCTGGATGCCGGGCGAGGTCCGCAAGCTCGTCGACGAGACCGACGCCGAGGGCGCCAAGCTCTTCGACGCCGAGGCGGTCGGCGAGCGGCTCGTCAGCGACTTCGGCGAGAAGGGCTCGGGCTGGGCTCACCTGCCCGAGAAGCACCGCAAGCTCTTCGGCTTCCGCAAGTCGAGCGCGGCTGCCTACTCGAAGCAGGGGTAGCGCGATGCTGGTCGAGTTCGTCGGCTACGGTCCAGGCCGAGGGTCGATGCGGCTCGCCGGGTTCGGTCCTCTCGACTGCGGCGACGTCTTCCGGGTCTCCGACGAGGAGGCTCGTCGGCTGATGACGAGCTACCCCGACTGCTTCCGCGAGCACGAGCCCAAGCCGCGGGAGGACCGCGCCCTCGGCCGCCCTCAGGCGGATAGGGCGGCTCGGGGCAAGAAGCGCGGAGGCTGACCCATGGCACTGCTCGCAGCGGCGGATGTCTACCCGTCCATCCCCGGGCTCGCCTCGGGGGCCGACGCGGCCCTCGACGCGCTCATCGGGCGGGTCGAGTCGCAGCTGGCGGGCTGGTGCGGCTGGCGCGCCGAGACCGCTGGCGGGTCGGTCTCCTGGGACTCGGCGAGCCGCACCATCTACCTCGACGGGCCTGCCGGGCTCGACCGCCGGGCGCTGCAGCTGCCCGTGCGGCCGGTCGCGAGCATCACGAGCATCTACGACGACCCGACGTGGGGCTACAGCGCGGCGGGCTACCTCGTGGCGAGCGGCGACTACACCTTGCTCGACCGCGAGGGGCGCGTGCTCCTGAACCCCGACGCCTCGCACAGCTGGAGCGTCGGCAAGCGGCACATCGAGGTCATCTGCGTCGCGGGCTACAGCACGGCTCCGAACCGGCTGCACGAGGCGGTCGTGCGGCAGGTCGCCTACGCCTGGAGCGTCCAGAAGAGCGGCGGCCGGAAGACCGCGAGCGCCGGTAACGCCCGTTCCAGCCTCGGCGAGCTGCCGCCCATCCGGAAGGACGTCAAGCAGCTCCTCGGCGACTTCCGTCAGCCCGAGTTTTGGCTCGGCGGGTAGCATGGCTGAGGCCGAACCCCTCGACCGCTGGGCCGACCGTATCCGAGAGCTGGGGGCTGCCGAGTTTTCCCGGCGCCTGAGAGCCCGTCTCGCGGCGCTTTCGCTCCAGCTCGCTTCGGTAGCCAAGCGGAACGCTACGACGGCTCCTAAGGTGCGTTCCGGCCGCCTGCGGGCGTCCATCAGGTCGTCCGTCGTGGATGATGCCGGGATGCCGACCGTCCTACTCCAAGCTGGCGGGTCCGCGGGCGGTCGCGGTGAGGTCGTCTACGCGCCCCTACAGGAGTTCGGCGGCACGGTCCGGCCGAGGGTCGCCGACTTCCTCCGCATCCCCCTCGGCCCGAGCCTGACCGACTCGGGTGACGAGCGGTTCGGCGGGTCCCTCCGCAGCTACTCGGGCGAGGGGTTCTACGTCTTCCAGGGCAGCAGCGGCGGCCTGTTCATCGGCAAGAGCGGCGACGAGGTCGCGCCGGGCGTACCTCGTGCGTGGTACAAGCTCGTGAAGGAGGTCACCGTGCCTCGCACCCTGTTCCTCGGGCGCGCCATGGACGAGGTCGCCGGCAAGCTGGAGCCGGAGCTGGCCGACCTCTTCCGCGTCGCGCTCGCCTCCGACCGCCGAGAGGACTGATGGCAGCCAAGCTCGTCGACATCTGGGACACGCTCGTCACCCAGCTCCAGCTCATCAACGGCTCGGGCGTCTACACGCACGACCTCTCGGGCTCGTCGCCGACGCGCGTCGGTCGCGTTCGGCTCTCCTCGCCTCCGGTCGAGCCGCCCTTCGCGGTCGTCGTCCTCGACGAGGTCCCGAGCCGCCACGACGTGGTCCTCGGGAAGTACCGGCGCGACCTCGTCTTCACCATCGTCGGCTGGGCGCAGTCCGCGGGCGACTCCGACGAGCTACGGCAGGAGGCGGCCTGCAACATGCTCGACGACATCCTGCGCGCCGTCGAGTCGGACCGGACCCTCGGCGGCGAGGTCTACGACGTGCTGTGCCACGGCCGCAGCTTCGTCGCCTCCGAGCCCGAGACCGGCGCCCTGTACGGGGTTGCGGTCGTCCGCGCGGAGGCCTACCTTCGTGTCTCCTCGGGAGCCTGACCATGTGGCACGCAGCAGACGGTAGCGACCGCTGGAGGATGCGAATCCCCCTGACGGTGGACCACCTCTCGGGGTCGAACACCGAGTGCAACGTCGACCTCTCGGGGCTCGATGACTTCTTCTGGGACAACGTCGCCGCGGACGGGTACGACCTCCGAGTCACCGACAGCGACGGCGTCACGGCGGCGGTGCTGCAGCGGAACAGCTTCAACAAGGTCACGCGGGTCGGCGACCTCGACATCAAGACCTACACGGTCGAGGCCGGGTCGCTCATCCAGCTGTGGCTGTACTTCAACCATAGCGGCTCGCCGAGCGACGGTAGCACGACCTTCACGCCGGGCACGCAGGACACCGCCTACGGCGTCGGCGCCATCTTCAACCGGGGCAACTTCGTCCGCTACCGGCAGCAGCGCCGAGGGGCCTCGAAGCCTCGCGACATCGTCGTCAAGGGCTCGGGCGAGACGACTCGCATCATCTGGGACTTCACGAAGGCTCTCGCGCGCTTCCGTGAGCCGACCAATGACAGCCTCTTGTTCGAGGAGCTGACCTACGCCAAGTTCGACGTGCTCCTCGCGACCGTCGACCAGACGGCGCTCAAGACCGAGGCCGACACGCGCTTCTTCCACCCGGCGACGGTCGTGACGACCGTCAAGGCGGGTAGCAGTGGCACTGACTACACCCCTTCCCTTACAGTGGGGACCAGCGACGGGCGCGTGCTCAACGCGCGCTGCCTGTTGAAGGTCCAAGACGTCGACGAGACGTAGGAGAGAGCGATGACCCTCGGATACAGCGGACGCGGCACTGCCTTCGGCATGGCGATGGAGTCCACCTACGGCACAGCGGTCAGCCGAACCGACTGGATGGAGGCGGTCTCCGAGTCGCTCAAGCGCTCGGTGCAGCGACCGTTCCGACCGAACCTCGTCAGCGCCGCGGGCGCAGGCGGGATGCAGGAAGAGGTCTTCCTCGCCGCCGACGACTACGGCGGCGGGCTGGAGTGCGAGGCGGTCTACAACGCCGTCTGCTTCGGCCACATGCTCTACGCGGCCTTCGGCGCCGTCGCGACGACCGGCGCCGGACCCTACGCGCACACCGCGACGCTCGGGACTACCCTGCCTAGCGCGACCATCGAGACCCTCCGCGGCGACGGTACGGCCGAGGTCGGCGAGGGCATGAAGTGCTCGACCTTCGAGCTGTCGATGAGCCCCGAGGACATCGTGCGGGTCCGGACCGAGTGGGTCGGCGAGACCTCCGGCGGTCGCGAGTCGCAGGGCTCGCCGACCTACACCTCGTCCGCCGCGCCGATGCTCTACTCGCAGGCGGGCGTCTTCGCGTGGAACAGCGTCAACTACGCCAAGGTGACGAGCCTCTCGTGGAAGCTCGACAACAAGCTGGAGCGCCGTCGCTACCTCGGGTCGGCCTTCACGACCGAGCCCGACTTCGGCGGCTGGCGCGAGGGCATCATCACCCTCGGCCTGCACTGGGACCAAGACACCTTCGTCGCCGGCATGACCGCGGGCACGTCCAGCGACGGCACCATCACGTTGACGGGCGCTGGCAACAACAGCCTCGCGCTGACCGGCTACAACTGCATCGTCGACGACGCCAGCGACCCCATCAGCGGACCGGGCGTCGTGACCCAGACCGTCCGCCTCCGGTGCCGCGGCGATGGCACCAACAAGGGGATGCAGGCGGTCCTCAACAACGATGTCGCCGGAGGCTCCTACGACTGGTAGGAGCTGCCCGAGCCTCTCGGACACCTATCCATCCGCCCTACCCCGACCGAGGGCTTTAAGCGGTCGCGCAAAGTCAGACAGGAGACCGTCCCATGTCCTCGCCCGAGAACGGCGCGCCAGCGGCGCCGAACCCCCTCGCCGCCCTCCTCGCACCACGCGCTACCGCCGAGGTCGAGGGGTCCGAGCTTCACTGGCGCGTTCGTGTCCTCTCGCCGGTCGAGGCCGCCGAGCTGGAGGCCGGGCTGGCGATGCTTCGCGCCGCCGCCGAGCCGGGCGACTCCCCGGCGGACGCCGTCGGAAAGATGGACCCCAAGTCGCAGGTCCACCTCGTCGCGCACCTCGAAGCGGTCGCGTGCGCGGCCTGCCTCGAAGGCTCGAAGAGCGGCAAGAGCTGGCACCCCATCCGGCTCGTCCGGACCTTCGAGGAGCAGGCTCCAGAGGCGAGCCCGCCGCGCATCTACGTCGGGACCATCCCGCCGAAGGACTTGATGCTGATGAGCTTCGCCGCGACCCGTGGCTACAGGGAGGCGAAGGCGGCGAGTGCCGGGTTTCGTCCGGAGGCCGCTCCTACTTCGGGGGATTGACGCCGTAGCCCGTCGCTACGGGCGCCAGCCGGCCGAGGTCCTCGGCTACCCCGAGGGGCTCGACCTCGTCGCTCGGGACTGGTACACGCTCATCCTGTCGTGGGCGACGACCGCCGCCGCCGACAAGCAGCTGCGCCACTTCCTCCTCGCGGCGAACAACCGCGGCGAGCTGGTCGTGCCGACGCTGCCAGTTACGAGCTGGCCGAGGTAAGGTGCGCGCATGGCCAACCCTGTTGTCGAGTACATCCTACGCCTCCGAGATGAAGCGAGCCCGGCCCTCGAAGACACCGCGCAGGCCGCCGAGAAGACCACCGACGCTGGTGACAAGACCTCGGTGAGCTTCGCGGGGCTCGCGACCGCGGGCGCCACCCTCGCCGCCGGCCTCGCGGGCGCCACGGCAGGGTTCTTCGCCTTCCAGCAGTCGGTGGCCGACGCCCGCAACGACCTGACCGACATGAGCACGCGGACGGGCGTGGCCGCCGAGACCCTCGCAGGCCTCAAGCTCGCCGCCGAGGGGTCGGGGCTCTCGCTCCGGTCCGTCGAGGGCGTGCTCGCGCAGTACCCGAAGCGGATGGCCGACGCGGCACGCGGCACGGGTGAGGCGAGCCTCGCGCTCAACGCGCTCTTCAACGAAGCCGAGGCGATGAAGGTCGCCGCGATGGAGACCGACGAGAGCCTCAAGCTGCTCGTGGCGCGCATCGGCGAGGTCGAGAGCCCGAGCGAGCGCGCCGCCCTCGCGACGCAGGTCTGGGGCCGGCAGGGTACGAAGCTCCTCCAAGCGCTCGGCGACGGCAAGGCGCTCGACAAGTACATCCAGCAGGCGAAGCTCTTCGGCGTCGACGTCGGACCGGAGGCAGCGAAGGCCGCCGCGGACTGGCAGCGTCAGGTCGCCGCGCTCAAGAACATCGTCAGCGGGTTCGCCGACGAGTTCGGTGCGGTGTTCGGTGCGAACGGGGGCGCCGCCGCCGCGCTGGAGACCTTCAACTTTGCGCTCATCTACACCAAGACGCTCGTCTCGGAGTGGGTCGTCGGGACCTACGAGCAGTTCGCGACGCTGTGGGACTCGGTCACGCTCCTCTTCGAGGGCGATTTCGCGGGCTCCAAGGCTGCGTTCGGCCGCATCGAGAGCGACACGGACGTCATCGAGCGCGCCTCGGCCGAGGCCTTCGAGGCGGCCTCGACCTTCCAGATGCTCTCCGACGCTACGGTGGGCGTCGGCGACGTCGCCGAGGCGACCTCCTCGACCTTCGTCAACAGCTTCACGCCCGCGGTCGTCGAAGCTGCCGAGGCGGTCGAGGAGCTGGCGAACACCTACGCCGAGGACCTCCTCGCAGCGCAGCAAGACTACGGCGTGGCGGTCGTCGAGTGGTCGATGACGACCAGCGAGGGGCTGCGCGAGGCGCGCGAGGAGGCCGCCGCGCTCGCCGAGGAGATGCGAGCGGCGAGCCTCAGCGCGGTCCAGGGGTCCATCGGCGTCGCCGGCAGTCTGGTCGGTGGTGACGGGCTCGGCGCTCTCGCGGGTGTGTCCGCCATGGCCGGAGTCGCGGCGCCCATCGTTGGCGCCATCACGAGCGGCCTAGACATGCTGGCCTCGCTGGGTGAGCAGGGCGTCGGCGACGTCATCCAGGGCTTGGAGTCGCAGGCTCGCGACATCGTCGCCGGCTTCGCTGAGGTTGGCGACCTCGCCATAGGGCTCTCGGACTCCTTCGACCAGATGCTACCCGTGCTCGTGAAGCAGCTTGTAGCCGCCCTTCCATCGGTGCTCTGGAGCCTTGTCGAGGCCGCCTACCAGCTAATCTGGAGCCTCTTCGTCGAGCTGCCCTTCATCTTCACCGCGGCGGTCGTCAACGGCGCGGTGTCTTGGTGGGAGTCGGCCAAGCCCGAGTGGTGGGGCAAGCCCTGGCCGGAGGCCGTGGATGCCATCAAGCAGGCAATGAAGGACTGGTGGGACAGCATCGTCGACACGGTGCGTGACTGGTTCACCATCGGCGACGGGAAGGCCAACAACACATCGCACGAGGCCACCCAGTTCATCCACAACCTCCAGTCGCAGATGGGGCAGTTCGCGGACGGCGGGTACAACCCGCGCACGCAGCTCGCGCTCCTGCATCAGGGCGAACGGGTCGTCCAGCGTAACGGCGCTCTCTCGGGCGGTGCTCGGCGCAACCTCGCCCTCGGCGGCGGCGGCGGCGGCGGTCTGAGCGTCAACATCACGACGGCGGTCCTCGACAACGACGCCATCCCGGCGCTCGTCCGAGCCATCGAGCGCGTGTATGGCGACTACGGGCGAGGCACCTCGCCGCTGTTCGGAGGTGCGTGATGGCGAACCCGTCTTTCTGGTACTACCCGGCGGACGGCGGCGGGCTCGTCGAGGTCCAGCTACCCCGCCCGCTCTCCGAGCGGACGGTCACGCCCCTTCGAGACCGGCGCTCGGGCTGGACGGGCTCGGGCTCGATGAAGAGCGCGGTCAACTCGGGGCGTCTTCGGGTCTCGCTCTCGATGGGCCCCTTCAACGACACGGGCGTGTACGTCGACCTCGTCTGGCAGCTACGCACCATGATGAGCCATCTGGAGCGCGGCCAGCCGGTCAGCTTCGCGGTCGACCGCGACAAGGCGGTCTGCGCCAACCTCTACACCTACGGCACCGGCAACGTCGCCATCGGGCACGACGTCTCGCCCTTCCCGGCCTCCTACAACACCTCGGCGGCGCTCGCCGATGACGACGTTGTCTGCATCGAGAGCCCGAACCCCGAAGGGCATCGCGAGTACCACAAGCTGACGGGCTACAGCTCCTCGACCGGGACCGGCTCCATCGCAGGCATCGCGGGCGAGAGCATCTACTACAGCTACACCGAGACCCCCGTGCTCATCCGGCACGTCGACTTCTGGCCGGTCCTCGTCCTGCCGCCGGACCAGCTCGGGCGAGACATCTGCGTAGGCGACCACGACCAGACGTTCACCCTCGACGTGACGCTGGAGCAGGACATCGGCGGGCAGTTCGCGCTCTTCGCCTCGGACTCGGCTGACGCTGCCACCGGCATCGGTCCGCCGGTCCGCCTCGGGAAGCTGGCGCCGGGTGTCGGCGTCTCGCTCGCGAGCGGCTACAGCTTGCAGGAAGCCATCGCCGAGAGAGTCGGCGGCGGCATCAGCGGTCCTGCGAGTCACACCAACGTCTACCCCGGCGCCTGACGTGGGCTGGTCCTCCGACTTCCTCGACGAGCTGTCCCGGCGGACGGTCTCGCCCAAGTGGCGTCTCGACTTCGTTGCCGACTGGCACGACAAGCTCTCGGCGACCTACAGCTGCGGCTCGCACTCGACCCCGGTCAAGCTCGGGGCCAGCATCCGGGTAGGCGGCGAGCGCCTGACCCCCGGGTCGTGGCGCTACACGGCCGGCCAGTGGTCCGTCGAGCTTGTCGGCGACCTCTCGGACCTCTTCGAGGCGGGCATCGAGCGCGGGCACTACGCCGTGCTGTCCTGCGGGTTCGCGGGCTGGGCCGAGGAGGACTTCGAGCCCGTCGCCCTCGGGGCGCTCCGGAGCATCAACGGCGTCGCCCCGAGCTACGTCGCGGTTTTCGACTCGCTCTTCGCTCACTGGTCGACGCGGCACGACACCTCGTCGAGCAACATGGCGCTCTTCGACGTGCTCGACCTCGACGACGCTGCGAGGACCCGGAACAGCACGAGCGTGACCGCCGACTACACCGCGGGCGACGGCGGCACGCTGACGGTGACCTCGACGACCTCCAAGGGGTTCGAGGTCGGCGACAGCAAGGGCGCCGTCGAGCTGGAGGACACGACGCAGGGGGACGCCTTCTACGCGACCTTCACGGGCGTGACGGCGACGACACTGACCGGTCTCTCGACCGGCGACATCCTCCTGACGACCCAGACCGACCTCCTCGCGGCGACGCCCGCGAAGGCCTACCCCTGCGCCTACCTCGACGGGCACCCGTTCGACTTCGCTCGGCAGGTCCTCGTCTCGACCGGCGACGCGACCAACGGCGACCACGACGTGCTGCCCGAGACGTGGGGATTCGCCGCCCTCGACGACTGGCTCGACCACGACGACATCGACGCTTGGAAGGACGTCGTGGGCAACAAGAGCGGTACGGACCACGACTGGGCGGTGGTCGTCGAGGAGGGCAAGACCGCCGCCATCAGCTGGTTGCAGACCCTCCTCGCCGAGGCCGGCATCTGGCTCGTCGGTCGGCAGGGGCAGGTCTCCATCCGGGCGGCGCAGAACCCCGACGCGACCGACGCGAACCGCTACGAAGACGCGCTGCACTCGGGTGTCGCCATCACCGACGACGACATCGAGGAGGTGCTCGACCATCACCACTGGTCGACCGAGGTCGCGGTCGAGAGCACGCAGTGCGTCGTCTGGTACGTCCACGGCGACAGCTCTCCGAGCGCGCCGGACTCGGTGTCGGTCGCCGACACCTACACCTCGACCCTCCCGGCTCGGACTAGCGCCGAGCACGACCTCACGGCGTGGGTCTTCCAGTCGAGCGACAACCCCGCGAAGGACGTCGCCTACCGGTGCTACACCTGGGAGTGCCGCGTGCCCGAGTACGTCAAGGTGCGCTGCCGGGGTCTGCGGCTCGCTCAGCTGGTCGCGGGCGACCTCGCGACCCTCTCGACCTCTCGCCTCCGTGGACGTCTTGAGCAGACTGTGGCAGGCTTCTCCGAGGTCGACGTCATGGTCATCGGGAAGCAGGAGGGTTGGATGGACTCCGAGGTCGTGCTGGAGCTGATGGTGCCGGCGCTCAAGACGGCGACGTGATGCGCCCCCCGAGCTACGCCGACGTGCGAGACCACCTTCTCGGGAAGGGCTACCGGGTCTTCGACCGTCGGCCCTTCGACCTGACCCTGTTCGGCATCCGGTCGCCCGAGCGTCGCGCGGGCGCGTGGGACGACCGCATCGGGGCGCTCTTCAACACCCCGAACGGGCAGCGCTGGTGCCTCTCGTGGGAGGGCACGACCGACCCGGGGCTGACGTGGCTACACCAGCCGATGGTCGAGGGCGGCACCGCCGTCATGCTGACCGGCCAGCACCGAGGGGTCTGG